GCGGTGATGATTATTGAGGATGTAGATGACCAAGAGGAAGCAAGAGGTAGGTCTGGTAAGGGACTTTTAGGTCAATTTATCAAATGGATAAGACAAACCATTGAGCAAGATGGTAGGAATTATAAGACCGACTCACAATTTAAGATGCAACGCATATCACCTTGGACACAAGTGTTTTATTTGAACGATCCGCAAAAGGGACTACCTATACAACAATTTTATAATTATATCACCGATGATTTTCTTATCGAGAATAAGGGTAAAAAATCGTATACTATCCCCTTTAATAAGTCCCCAAAAGTGTTTATTACTACAAATTTCTTGCCTTCTTTGGAAAGTGACTCGGATAAGGATAGGTTCATCGTAGTACCTATCAAGAAGGTATTTAGTAGTAGTTATAGGCTCAAAGATGCGTTTAATGGGCAAGATTTTTTTAGTGAAGAATGGGACTATTACGAAAAAATGAGTGCTATAAACTTTGCTATTGAGTGCATTCAAGTCTATCTTAAAGATGGTATTGTAGACTATAACAATGCTAAAATGGATGATAATAAGGCTAAAAGATTGTTACAAGATCAAGTCCCAGAGTTCATTATTGAGGTGCTTGAGCAAGGAATTAGTACCTATAAACTCGCTAAAAACCACTTAGAATTTGAGGAAATGATGACACCATACGACCAACTTTTGCACGATAAGGATAGTTTATTGGGTTGTTTTGAGTGGGAAGCTGGGGGTTTAAACGTATATAATTCTCATCTATTGAGGTACTGTATTAAGGCTTTTAAGGTCAAAATGTTGGATAAATATTTTAGTAGAAAGGTCAAAACTTACTGTGATATTAACCAGTTGGAGGTGTCTCAAAAGAGGTCAATTAAGCACGGGAGATTTATTTTTATCCACAATTTGGATAGCCATCAAAATAAAAAGTTGATGGCAAGTGATGGCTTTTTGATGGCAAATGATGGCAAGTTGATGGCAAGTGGGTATGAACCTATTATAAATAATGATAATATGTTCTAAAAATATGCCGAAAAATAGCCAACACGACCATCAAAAGCCATCAACGAAAAAAGTTTATTGGCTATCGCTCTTTGTTGATTATCAATGCGTTAGGAGGGGTATGCCAATAAAACCATCAAAATTCTTAAATTCTAATAAAAATAAAAAATAAATAAATACATATATATAGGGGAGAACTGGGAAATTTGATGGCTTTGATGGCTCGGTTTCCACAATCACGATTAAATTACTAAATATTATAATATGAACTTAGACCAGTTGATGGACATTGTTGCAAGTTGTAGTGGACAAAGTAAAGAGAAAATTATGGGGAAGGATCGGTATAGGAAACTGGTATTACCAAGATATGTATTCTCATACTTTGCCAGAATTAAAATGAAAGAGACATTTATGGATATTGCTCACTACCTTGATGCTCATCACTCCACTGTGATTTATTCGGTTGAGAAGATTGCATCTTACATTGAGATTGGTGATGAGTTAACTATTGAACTGTATAACTCGGTCAAGGAAGCGGTGGCTAAGTACACCAACGAACCAATAAGAGTGATGCTCACCTTTGATGATGAGACAATGGTGAACCAAGTGATAATGGATATAGTGAATAAATACGAATGTAAGGTGGAGAAGTTATAAACAAACGTTGTGGAAAGTGGTAGTTTGTGTATTGATTATGACTTAACTTTATATGGTGGCGAAAAAAGGATTTTATCTCAAGAATAACCCAAAGGAAAATTGCTTATATCTAAATGTGTTTGTAAGCGATTTTAAGACGTTTTTAGACTCTATTCCACAAAGTAATGGTTGGGTACGTCTAAGGATATTTGAGAGGAATGTAGAGGATGAGAAGGGGCATACACACAATATGGAGTTTGTTGTTAATCCAAAGCATCTAAAAGAGTACGGAAGTGGAGATGAATAGTCAAGAAAATATCAAGCAAAGCAAGAAGGCAAATAACATAAGTTATAAGACTGGCAAACCTAAAGTTGCTCACGGAGGCTATCGACCTAATGCTGGTCGTAAGCGTAGAATGGAGGAGGCTGAACTAATTGAGAAGCTTAGTCCAATGGCGGAGAAAGCATTCAAGATGTTGGAACAAAAGGTGTTAGATGGCGATATGAAGGCATTGCAAATATTTATGCAATACTTCATTGGGTTACCAACACAAAAGATAGAGTCCAAGATCGAGGGCAACCTAAACCAAGTAAGTGTTGAAGTGGTGAAGCCACAACTGGAAAAGGTCGCATAATGATAGGGTGGGGGAGGAGTATCAGTATAAAAAATAGGTGTTGATAATGTGCGAGTTAGGTGTCTATTTAACATAATGTAAATTATAAGTCGAAGTAACCTATTATCAGACTACTAATAGTAGTAGCCATACGATGAGGGGGGTACTTTAGGAAACCGAAAAGGGGTCGGGTATATATCCCTCCCATTTTTGATACCACTAAAACTCGACTCACACGATGACCCCCTATTTTGACCACACCTTTCAAACCGAAAAACTAATATAGAATTTTTTTTATACTTGAAATGGACGCTAAACTTCAAACAAATAAGGTCTTTGAATTACTGAGTGATAGCGACAAGCGTATAACCGTGATGCAAGGCGGTTCACGTTCTGGCAAGACTTACAACATCCTAATTTGGTTTGTTGTGAAATTATTGCAAGAAAATGGCAAGACGTTAACGATAGTAAGGCAATCTCTCCCATCAATTAAGGGTACAGTGCTAAGAGATTTCGTTGACATCCTCTCCAGGTTAGGCATCTATTCCGAGGATAACCACAACAAAACCGACCAAATTTATTCCCTAAATGGGAACATTATCGAATTTGTTAGTGCCGACCAGCCACAAAAAATAAGGGGTAGAGCGAGGAACTATTTGTTTTGCAATGAGGCTAATGAATTGACGTATGAGGCTTGGATGCAGTTGATAATGCGTACGGAGGGCAAGATTGTGATTGATTACAACCCTTCGGATATTTCAAGCTGGATTTATGACTCCGTCATACCTCGTGATGATGCCGATTTTTACATTACTACCTTTAGAGATAATCCATTCTTACCAAAAGAGTTGGTGTTGGAGTTGGAAAGGATGAAGGATGCCGACCCAAACTATTGGCAAATATATGGTTTGGGAGAAAGGGGATTGTCACAAGACATAATTTATACGCATTGGAAAACTACGGAGAACTTTCCAGAGGAAGGAGAGACGGTTTATGGTTTGGACTTTGGTTTTAATGTGCCTACGGCATTGGTGAAGGTGGTGTTTGTTGAAGCAACGGCTTATTGTAAGGAGTTAATTTACGAGGCTAAATTGACAACTAATGACCTAATTGATAAATTAAAGGCTTTAGGCTTAAATAATCACGATGAAATATATTGTGATGCTGCCGAGCCTAAAACGATTGAGGAGTTGGTTAGAAATGGGTTCAATGCTAAGAGCGCAAACAAGGATGTGACCGAGGGAATAAGAACGGTGAAAGGAACTCCATTGATAATTGACCACGAATCGTTAAATTTGTTAAAAGAGTTGAAGAATTATCGGTGGAAAACGGATAGGAATGGGAATAAGCTTGATGCACCAGTAAAATTCAATGATCATATCGCCGATGCGATGAGATATGCTATCTTTAGTAAATTAACCATTCCAAGTGTGACTTGGGGTGTAATATAAATAAGAATGGGTTTATTTGATGTTTTTAAAAGGCAGAAAGGCTTAGACCCTTTGCAAAATATTAGCAACAATGCGTTGAAGCAGATAAATGGCGCGGTGCTTCAAAATTATCAGTCAAAAAGTTACGTTGATGAGGGTTACTTAGGCAATGCCGATGTGTACTCTATTGTGTCATTCCTTGCAAGGAAAGCCGCCTCAGTACCTTGGTACGTTTACAAATTGAATAAAGGTGAGAAGGCGAAAACTTCTTTACTACGTTATAAGCAACTAAGCAAAGGCTTGGCGAATAAAGGTGCATTTGAGAGAGCAATGATTGAGAGAAAGAATGCTTACTCGGATAATATTGTGATGGATAGCGATTTGGCGAAGCTACTTGAGAATCCAAACCAATATCAAGCGCAAGACCAATTTTTAGAAAACCTTTTCGGTTATCGCATCTTATCAGGTGAAGGAAACATATACGGAAACAATGGAAATATACAAGGTGGTAAATTTCTCGAACTCAATGTTCTTCCAACACAGTTCTTGGACATCTACCCTGACCCACGAGACTTATATGGTCTATTGGGTTACAAGTTGATGGTGTCACAAAGTATTGACATTCCAAAGAATCAAGTTTGTGCTTGGAAATCGTGGAATCCAGACTTTAACGATGTGACTCGTTCACATATGAGGGGATTATCTCCTCTTAGAGCGGCTTACTCTACTTTAAGGATGAGTAATAATGCTCACGATGCTTCAGCTGCTATGACGGCAAATGGTGGAGCAAAAGGTGCAATTGTACCAAAGCCAGTTGGATCAAACGTGGCTCAATTTACAATAGAACAAGCAAATATCATCAAAAGAGCGGTGAATGATGATTTGAATGGTATTGATAACAAGGGAGCGATAAGAGTGTTGCAAACACCTTGGGATTATCTCAATTTTGGACTATCCTCCGTTGATATGGAGTTGATGGGTACATTAAAGATGTCATTGCAACAATGGTGTCGTGTGTTTGGATTGCCTCAAGTATTATTCGACACCGATACAACTTCATACAACAACTATCAAAATGCTTTAAGGGATATGATGACTAATACAATCATTCCTTTGTGTAGCACACTCCGTGATGAATTAAATAGGTGGTTGTTGCCTATATATGGTGAGGATGTATATATTGATTTTGATATTACATCAATCCCAGAGATGCAGCAAGATATGGAGCGAATGACTCGGGTATTGCGTGATGCGAACTGGCTTACAATGGATGAAAAGCGAGTAGCGATGAACTATGAGCCAAAGTATGGTGCTTATGAGTATTCATATGTAAACCAAGGATTGGTGGTGTTGGATCAAGTAGCAATGGACTTAACTTACGATGACACAAACGGAAGTGATACTATGGACTCAAGTGATGACACAATATCCCAAGACATTGAGCGAGAGGAATTGTCAAGTGGAGCGAGAGATGATGAACAAGGTTCGTAGGTCATTATTTGAGAAATTAAAGGAAGAATATGAACGCAAAGCAGAGAGAGACTTATTGGCTCAAAGTGGAGCGATTGAGGAGGGAGATAGAGGCAAAATATTTTAACAAACTAAAAGATAGTATTTATAAGCAGTTTGTGAATTTTGCTGGTGATGTGAGTAGATATGGTGTGAGTGGTGCAAGAAGTAGATTGGGACTTGATGTGTGGGATAAGGAGATAACGAGGCTCTTTGAACAAATGTATAAGGAAACTGTGGTAACCTTTGGTAATGCCACTTATCGAGTCCTAAAGATAGAAGCCAATAGGAAGGCTGACACTTTTGGATTTAATAGTGAGTGGACTAAATCTGTTTTAGATTTTTTATTCCAACAAGGTTTTGCTCTTGTCTCAGACATTACATCTACTACAAAAAAGAAGATGAACGATATTGTCACTAAAGGGATAAATGAGGGTCTTAGTATTGATGAGATTGTTAGGCTAATAAAAAGCGATGAGCAACTAAGCTACTCGGCTTTTAGGGCAAGAAGGATAGCAAGAACCGAGGTGATGAGAGCAAGTAATATAGGCGCGATGAAGGGAGCCGAGGCACACGACTTTGAGGTGGACAAGCAATGGATAAGTGCGAGAGATAGTAGAACGAGAAGAATCCCAAAAGACACTTATGACCACGTTGCGTTGGATGGTGTGATTGTAGGTTATGATGAGCCTTTTGAATCGGTGGGTAAGGAAGGTCAACAAGTTAGCGCAATGCAACCTGGTGACATTACCACCCCAGCTGGGTTTACAATCAATTGCAGATGTGCGATAGGATTTATACCAAAAAGGGATAGTGATGGGAGATTAGTTTTAAAACCTAATATTAATGCCCCAACAATATCAAGAACATCACAAGCTATAAAACTACCAGAAAAAATTAATTTAACTACTCAAAAATATAGTCCTAAAAAAACTATTAAAGAAGCAGAGCAATGGGCAAAAGAAAATTTAAACATAAAATTTGTATCTTTTAAAGGAATTGATTTGGGTATAGCTAATGACATAAATGAATCAGTTTATAATATGAAGCAAATAATGCCAAATATTAGAACTAATGGTATTGGTTCTGCACAAGCTGCGAATAAGGCAATGAAATTAAAAATATCTGATGAAATAAAAAATAGTAGAGGATATACTGAACTTGTTAAAAATTATGGAGAAAAAGCCGCAGAAAAATATTTAAATAGCCAAATTAATAAAAATGTCCCTAAAGTATCTAATGGTACATTAGCTTGGAGTGCAAATAGAGGAACAGTTAAAATATTAGGCAAAGAAGTTGATGTTTCAGATTTTGTTGGTGTTTTTGTAAATGAAAAAGAGGCTAAAAGTAAAGAATTAATGGATAAAGTAATTAGAAGCAATAGAGACGTTAAATGGTTTACTGAGTCTGCTGATAATTTTGGTTATGTTATGCAACACGAATTAGGACACGAAATTGATAAAACTATTAAATTTAGAAGCACTGATATTTTTAATGCTTTTTATAATAAAGAGCATTCAATGGGCATACAATCGGTTGCTAATAGATTATCAAGATATGGGGCTACTGGAAATGGTAAAAGTATAGATAGTAGAAAAGCTGAGATGATAGCTGAGGCTTGGGCTGAGTATATGACAAGTAAAAACCCAAGGCAATTATCAAAAGAATTAAGTGAACTTATGTTAAAATCTTATTATGAAAAAAATAATATAGATATACCATTTAATACTTGGATAAATGAAATAACTAAAATTATAAGAAAATGATGTTTAAACAACCTATATGTTGGAATTGCGTACATTTTTTACCAGAAAATTACTCTTGTATAGCTTTTCCAGATGGCATACCAACAGAGATTACTGAAAATATGAACGAACACAAAACACCATTACCAGATCAAGAAAACGAAATAGTATTTGAACAAATAGAGGAATGATATGCCAGTTTATTATTGTGAAAGCAACGGTAAATATAGAATAGGAGATGGTGAATGTATTTACACTACAAGGGATAATGCCGAATCGGCTTATAGGGCTTATTTGGCAGAGGAGGGAAAGAAGGAAGAGACAATTAAAAACGATAATACAAAGAGCAAAAATATGATATACAATTACAAGTCTTTCGGTCTTGAGGTCAAAGATGTTGATGCAAAAAGTGGGGTAGTAAGTGGTTACTTCTCTGCATTTGGTATGATGGATAGCGATGGCGATATAATGATGCCAGGCGCGTTCAAACGCTCCATCCAAGATTGGGGAGTAGATGGTAAGCAAAGGATTAAGCACTTACTAAACCACGACCCATCTAAACCATTGGGTAAATTATTGACGTTAAAGGAAGATAGCTATGGACTCTATTACGAGTCGAAAATAGGTACTCACCAACTTGGTAAGGACTTTATTAAGATGGTTGAGAGTGGGTTGATTGGTGAGCATTCTATAGGCTTTAGAACACTAAGAGAGCAAAAGAGTGGTGAGGCTAATGA